CGCGGCTTTTGGGTTGGTAATATCAAACAAACAAATTGAATCTTTCTCGCGGGATTTCATAAATCCTCTGCACATAACGAGACCATGGGACCCATAAACGGGCTTGCTCTGGCAAAATTCTACCTCGTGCAACTCATACACGGGTTCCTCCTTTGTCATAACAAACCCTAACAGGTCAAACCACTCATCCAATCCTTGTGAAAACTTGTTTAAATGCTCAGCCTCCATAAAAACAACACAGTCATCACCATTGTTAGCCAACTCAATATCGACTCCCCTTTCCCTTGCATAGGCGAATATCATTGCGCACATGATGAGGCAATTTCCTAAGGCAGTATTCATGTCTCCGGAGAAACGTTTTCCTTGAACCTTGTACTCAAGCCATCCATCTTCGCACCTACCAAACCCAACATTATCTACCTGCCAACGTAACAACTTACGTAACTCTGCAGATCGAAACATCGCATTGTAGATGCTGTGCTCCCACTTCAACATTTGTGGACTTACGTGCTGATCGAACCTACTAGCATCCAAACCCAAGGCTACTGGTTTTTCAAACCGGCAAAACTTTTTGTTTAGAATGTCAGCAGTCTGCACTGCATTAAACCCCTTAACAACAACTGGGGTTTCTGATCCAAAGACATTTTGAATTGCCTTATAGATCCTATGCTCAACTGGTTTAAGATATCTCCCTACTCCTACGTTATACACAGGCCTTCTTGGCTGAATACATCGTGGTGCCTTGTTGGAAGGTACTTTTTCACACTTCACAAAACTATCACTATAAGCATCGCGTCTGCGAACACCATGGGTGGTGAAGTCAACTACTGCTTGATCATAAATTGTTCTCTTACGTCCAGTGTACATCTCAGCAAATTGCTCAGGGGAAACAGGGGAGGCAGAACCCAACTTGGTGATCAGCTGTCGACGGAAACTTTTCAAGGTATTGAACACATGACTAATGTCAGGTTCAACAATAGCTTGATAAGTGCCATCAACATTGTGATAGAAGACCCGCTCTAATAGTGCAGTCTTGAGGGTGTTGAGATTGGGATCATTAATTTTTAACGTCCTACAGTCATCAGAGATCCCGTTTATTACAAACATCTGACGACTACGACAGGCAGCCTGGCTGTTTAGGTGAATGGTCAGCTGCGGGTGGACGAGATTACTCTCGTGCCTCACGCCATTCACCACAGACAAGCCCCCTCAACAGTCACTAAACCCAGCGCGCTTAAGCAATTTTGCATAAGCGCCCTTGCGGGTTTGTGCTGTGTAACAACCTGCCATGCGCATGGCCGACATCTCATACTTGTCGGGAACAAATGATGCCGAAATTATCTTCGGCAACACCATCTGCACATGCGTGTGGCGGAGGTTATGTTCACGCATAACCTCAGTTGCATACCTACGAACGGCTCGTAGGTTGGCCTCGGTTGGTTTAGGAGTCCCGAACTTGGCTTTGACGGCGGCAACGATTTCACGAACAAATTTGTCCTTTCCACCGTTGTTAATACGCCTCTTAGCCTTCGGTTCATCCTCTTCCTCCAACACTAAGTGGGGTCTCGCGACACCCACTAACTCTTCACACACCTCCTCGTTATTACTACCTTCCAGTATCTTAACGAGGGTGACATCGTCGGCTCCCTTAAAGAGCCAACCCTTTAGCGCGGGTAGGACGTACTTACTACCAAGGTAGTATGCACCTCCAAGCCCGGCTAGCATTGCTGTACTACAAAGTACCACGTTTCCCCCACTGCGCTGTCGAGTGACCATCTCGATAGTGTTCTTATTAATCGTAACTGCTGTAATTGTGGCCATGGTTGTGATTAAAAAGGGGGTAGGCTTTTGCCCTGCTTAAGGGTGAAAAAGTTGGAGATTTTCACTCCGTGGAACTTATTGTTAACGGGGTTTCCACAAACCCCGGTCATACGCCCCACCACGCGCACAACGATGCCTATCTAAATAAGCTCTCATAGTCCCTCACACGATCACCTGGTTGCTAATCAGGTCGATGCTCTTGGTCAATATTTAAGATCGTGTTATACCCACACTGACCAGGTGTGGGTGAATAGCGCAGACTAGGACACTTGTGGGTATTACCAGCGGAATAAATCCCCCACCGTGCGGCACTTCTACAGAAGTGGTTGCCCCTCCAAGACACGGTGGGTGACTAAACCACCGTGCTATCTTGTAGGAGTGAAAACGCAGTTAAATGGACCTAGT